TACGCCGGAAACGTGACCACCGACACCTCCAGCAGCCGAATCTTGTTGATGGTGTAGCGCACGGTGCCGTCCTCCAGCACATCCCGGGTCTCACCCTCGATGAAAAACCCAATGCTGCACTGGTCCACGTCTCCCCGCTGTACCCGGCGGTACAGGTTGACTGCGTCCTGGTCCTCACGGTTGATTTTCACCACCCCCCACAGGCCCTTGCCGTCCTCCCGCAATGTCAGGGTGCCGGAATTGGTCCGGCCCAGCACCAGCCGGGTGTCGTGGTTTGTCAGGGCCCGGATGTCTCCGCCCAGGGTGTCGCTAAAGGCCCCGGGGGCGATCACCTCCTCGCAGCCCTCCCACAGCTGATAGGGGGAGTCAAAAACCGAGAAATAGCCCTCAATGTACATGTCCTCGCCCGCATCCCGGGCGGTAAAGCCGCCCCGCACCGGCACCATGGTCCGCTGCTCCGGGCGGGTCTTATTCGGTTCCATCTCCGCTGCCGCCTCCGTTTCCTTTCAATTTTTTCTGGTCCCCGATCATGGACTGGGGGATAAAATTCTCCAGAATAACCAGTTCGTCCAGCCCCTCCATGGGGGCCAGGTTAAGCCAGTTGCGCAGCTCGTTGCCCGTCATGACTCCCCGGATATACAGGTCCGCCCCGATGCTGGCCAGGTCCTTTAGCTCATAGGCGTACAGTGCCCACGGGTTCATCGCCACGTACCAGCGGGGGGAGATCAATAATTTCCGGGTCAGCTCCTGCTCGATCCCCCGGACGATGGGCATGATGGTGGTGGCCACAAAATGGTTCCACTCACTCTGGTTAAAATTTCCAACGCCAACCACATAGGGCGGGACCCCCAGGATGGCGGCCACGCTCTGCTTGTCCAGCTTGACGCTGTCCGAGATGGCCAGGTCGTTCAGGCTCAGGGGCTTGACCTGCACCACCTCCATCTGTTCCGCCGGGATCATCCATGGCTCCCCGGCGCTGCTGGTCTTGAGATACTGGTCGGTCAGCCGCTTCCGGCCCGCCACGGTGGTCAGCTCCTCGCTGTTGCCGTCCACCTTGACGATGACGGAGGGCTTCCATTCGCTGGATAAAAATGCGTTTTTGGTCTCCGCCGCCTGACGCAGATTTTTGACCACGGCCTGCAGGGCCACCCGGTATCCGGTGCCCAGCCAGGGCTGACTGGTGGACGGGTTGACCACAAAGTGCAGCAGCTCCGCCGGGTCATACGCCACGCCGCCCAGGCAGATGCGATAGCCCCAGCCGTCCCGCTCAAAGCTCACCTGTTCCGGCGGCACGGGGATCAGGGCCTCCAGCAGCCCGTCCTTTGTCTGGGGCCAAACCACGGCGTTGCCCCCGCCGTCCAGCAGCAGGGTCCACACGATGGCGGCCACCAGCGTCTTGCGGGTCATCCACGGGTTGGGGTCGATGTCCAGGCGGCGGCTGAGCTCATTGCGTACCCGCACGTCTCCGCTGTCCGTGTTCTCCATGAGCCGGATGCTCATGGAGCTTATCAGGTCAGCGATCCGGCCCACCGCCATGCGCACTTCCGGGTTGTCCGCCAGCCGGGTATACCCGGCACAGCACAGGCTGTCCCACCCCGAGCCCAGCACAAACCCCACGCTGCTGCGCTTCTCGGGCTTGTCCCTCACGGCATTGCCCGACTTTTTCCGCTTGCTCATTTACATCCCTCCGATTGTGGTCTGTGCGTCCTCCAGCTCCTTGATCTCCACGGCCTCCGCCAGACGCTTTTGGGCAGTTGCAAAATAGTCCGCATCCCGCTCGATCCCGATAAAATTCCGCCCCGTCCGCACACAGGCCACCCCCGTACTCCCCGAGCCCATGGTGAAGTCCAGCACCGTGTCTCCCGGGTCCGTATAGGTGCAGATCAGATACTCCAGCAGACGCACCGGCTTTTGCGTGGGGTGGACCAAAGTTTCCCCTGCCCAGGACCATTTGTCCTTGCTGATGATATCCCTGGGGTATCTGCGCCCGTTCGATACCGTGCTGGTATCGTCAAAATGCCCGTGATAATTCGAGGATTTCTCGCCTTTTCTGGTCCTGATGTATGGGTCGCCTTTCTCCATCTGTGGGTTGTACTTCGGCCCCGCCCGGTAAAACACCAGCACCTGCTCATATGCTTTCATGGGGGCACGGTTTGCGTTTAAAAATCCGGTTGCATTGCCTTTCTCGCAGACCCAGGCGTATTTCAGCTCTGCCCGGTTGCTGATGGCAACATCGATCAGAAACGGGAGCTGTGCAAACAGCAAAACCGGGGTCGTGGGGCGGCCCACCCGGCGGAGCTGCGGCCAGATGGCCGCAAGGTCCAGCGGCGTGTCCCACTGGTTGGCCGTTGTCCCATAGGGCGGGTCGGTCAGCACCAGGTCCACGCTGTGGTCTGGGATAGATCGCAGGATTTCCAGGCAGTCGCCATGCCACAGATCAGGCATTTGCTTCACCCTCCCCAAACCATGTTTTTTCCTTTTGCACGTTTTCAAGCTCCTCCAGATAGGAGCACGCCGCAAACACGGCGGCGTCAAATACGTCGATGCGCAGGTTTGGCTGTATCTTGTCATACATCACCATGTCGTCCGCCTTTTCCACGCCCCGGACGTTCTGCACGCAATACTCCATGGGCTCTGCGTGGCAGTAGTACAGCGTCCCCTTTTTGGCGCTGGCTTCCAGATACCGGAAGCCTTCACTTTTCCGGGTAAACAGCTGGGGCTGGTCCTTGATCCTAAAATGCTCCCGCTTCATTTCGATGAAGTACTCCCGGCAAAACTTGCGGTCGTGGCCGATGCGCCGGAACTTAAAGCCCCGGTCCCGCAGGCCCTTGTACCAACGGACAACGTCGCTGTGGTTGGTCACCGCGTCGTTGCTCATATCCAGCCAGCCGTCATCCGCCCAGCCAAACAGGGGGATCTCATCCTCCTGGGCTTTGGTCACTGCCGCCGCCCTGGGGAACCAGCAGTGGGGGATCAGGATGTCCACGCCCTGATAGTGGCCAAACACACAGCCAGCCGTCAGGTCGTGGAGTTTGGACAAGTCTGTGCCGCCATACCACTGGATGGGCAGCCGGGCCAGCTCCTCCAGGCTCCAGTTGTAGCGGCTGTCCGACCGCCGCCACTCCTCCACGTCAAACCAGGCCCGCAGGGCCGCGATAAAGACGTTGAGGGATTTCTGCAAAAATTCTGGGCGGAGCTGTGGGTCCTCTTTGGCCTGGGCCGCGTCGTTTATCATTTCCTGGGGCCGGATGCTCTGGCCCCAGCCGGGGTTGCACCCCTCCATGATCTTGGGGTCGGTGTAGTCCACCTCTCCCGCCGCGTCCGCCTCCGCCGCCGCGATGAAAACAAAGATACTGTCAGCCTCCGGCCCGGACACGGAGCCGTTTAAAATCTTGCGGCAATACTCCACACGTTTGGCACAAAACCCGGTAGCCAGGTCGCCGCCGGAGGAGATGCCGATCACCAGCTTATTGGTGTAGGCTTTGGTGGCGTCCTTGAGCACCTGATACTGCTTTGCGCTTTTATACGTGTGCATCTCATCGGCGATGATGACATTGGCGTTAAAACTGTCCTGCTTGTCGGTGGAGCTGGCCAGGGCGTTGATGGAGATATAGCCGTCCTCTCCCACGTCCCCGGTGATGCTCCGCTCCATGTTGTTGTTGATGATCCGCAGCCCTCCGGCCGGGTCGTCGTCCACGGTGATCTTCAGGCGGCGGAGGTTGTACCGCAAAAAGTCAAATCCCTCCAGCGCCTGCTTCAGTGCGCCGCCCACCTCGTACACCTTGGAGCCGCTGCGCCGCTCATACAATGCAATGGCCCAGGCCAGGGCGGCGGCGAAGGTGGTCTTGACATTTTTTCGGGGCACAAAGTCCAGGGCCTCCTTAAAGCGCCGCTCCTGGGTGCCCGTCTTGTAAAAGCCCATCACATTGAGGACGATAAACTTGTGATAGGGCAGCAGGTAAAAGGGTGTCCCACGCAGGGGCGTGGCGTCTAAAAACTCCCCCTGCTGGTGGCAGATGGTGGTCTCGATGATGGCGATGATGTCCCACGCCACCTCCGTCCGCAGCTCCCAGGCCTGGTTTTGGATGTCCCGCATATACCGCTCGCACGCCTGGACGATCTCCGGGCAGCTGGGCTTTGCGCCGGACAGCACAGCCTCCACATACTGGTCCACATCGGCCTGATAGTCCCCGGCGTGCTCCTGGGCATAGGCATGGGCCGCCGCCAGCAGGGTCTCCATGGGGCTGTCCCCGGTGGTTGCCATGGCTGCTGTCTTTTGCTTCGCCCGCTTGAGCCCAGTGGGGGTCAGACCCAGCTGATTGCGCAGGCTGGTCACGTCGTGGCGCAGCTGGTCCACGATGGCATAGTTGGGGTCTTTGGCCGTGTACGCCCCGCCGGTCTTGTTGACCAGCTGGGCCACCATCTGGCCGCCCGCCGCCCGCCAGGTCTTTTCTGCTCGGGCCAGCTCACGCTCCAGCTTCGCCAACTGCTTGATGGACTTGTCAAAGATCGGGCTGTACGTCCCAACGGACTCCATGTCCGCCCGGATCATCTGCTCCCGTCCCACGTCGCTCACCTCCTTGCGCCCGCCGAAAAAACAAAAAGCGCCCGAACCCGCCGCCCCTCTCGGGGTGGTCAT